TAGAGAAAAAGAAAAGCAAATTGCTAAAATTCGTGAAAGCTACCACTTGATTGGAGGAGTAGCCTTTCACGTCTCATTCTTATGAGACTAATTAACATATCCAATCACAAAAAATTAGGGAAGCCTTTAACAAGGCAAAAAGGAGAAAATATATTATGACAAAATTAGCTAAAAAAGATTTAATTAACGAATTACAAGAAAAATCTCGTGTACGTGGTTTAGAAATTACTAAAAAAGACGCTGCAACATTATTCTCAGCATTTGAAGATACAATGATTGAAGCAATTCATGCTGCTGACGAAGTTGGTTACGATAGCTTCTCAACAAACTTTGGTACATTCAAAATCGTTGAAGTTCCAGAAAAATCTGGTGTATCACGTTTAGGCGGAGAAGAAAAATCTTGGACATCACCAGCACACAAAACAGTTCGTTTTAAATTAAATAAATCAGTTAAAGATAAATTAAAAGCAGAAACTTCTAAGTAATAAAATATAGGAGAGGAATTTTATCATGGCACAAATTACTAATTCAATTTCATTTAAAAACGCAATTATCGACTTAGAAAATAATCAAATCATCGAACTTAACAAAGATACAGAGCAGCAATATTCATTATCAGAAGTATTTAGTCGTTTCCAAGACAAATATGTTTCATTAACTATCAAAGAGAATTCAGAATTAGGTTTTGAAGGATAATTCTCTCAATGAGTTTAAATATTACTCGTGGTGATAATGAAACTTTAGCTCAGTATCACTTCAGACTTTATAAAAATAAAGAAGAGATGGGGCTCAGCAATATTCAGATTGCTGACCTTCTCAATTCTGAATATGGTACAAATTACGATGAGTCTAAGTTCCGAAAAGAATATCAAGCTTACATTAACGTTTGGAAAGATATGATCGAAGAAAAGCATAAAGCTTCATTACCAAATGGTATTGTTGAAGAACTTAGATATGAACGAAATGAACTTAAAAAAGAAAAAATTCGCTTTAGTGATCAAAAACGTGAATTCAATAACATTCTTAGAAAAATGGCACGTTTAGAACACTTACAAGATTACCTTAAAGAAACAGTTGAACAATTAGAACCTGTGAACTTAAACATTCAACCAACTCATATTGGTGTTAAAGAAGCTATGGTAGTCATTAGTGATATGCATATAGGAATGCAAATTAACTCTCAATTTAACGTTTACAATAAAGACGTTGCTAAACAACGTTTAGAAAAACTTTGCAACAAGACATATGATAAGGTTCAAAAAGAGAATATTACAACATTACATATTGCGTCATTAGGCGATCAAATCAATGGTTTAATTCATTCGACAACTAGAATTAATAATGAAGAGAATGTAATTGAACAAATTATTACAGTTAGTGAATATTTAAAACAATTTGTTAAAGTTTTCCTAGATTTAGGCATTAACGTTAAATTTTATAATGTTGTTGGTAATCATAGCAGAGTGGTTGCTAACAAAAAAGACTCAATCGGTACTTCTGAGTCTTTCGAGAGATTAATCACAACAATCTTAGATACTTCTTTTGAAAAATATACTAATTATCACTCAGAAAGTGATACTGAAGGTTTTATAGTAATTAACATCTCTGGTAAAAATATAGTCTTAGCTCACGGTGACTTAGACAGAGGTGCTAATTCGATTACTAAGCTTTCACAATTATTAGGAATTCAAATACATTACATATTTACTGGACATGTACATCATCATTTTGTTAAAGAACATGGCTTAACTGTTCAGTATGGTGTTGGTTCATTCTGCGGACTTGACCAATACGCTATTAGCGGTAGATTTTCTGGCCGCCCTTCTCAATTACTTGTGACATTTAATGAAACAGATATTGAAGAAACTAATACAGTTTATTTAGACTAAATCAAACTGGTTCCTGAGTACAAAAAACCCTTTACCCTAAGCATGATACGTCTGCTAGGAATTCTTAAAGGTGCTATTTGGTTACAGGTTTCGAATAGCTTTACTTTTTTCTTAACGACAACTTTTCTACACCCAGATGTAGATTTTTATTCTCGATATTTTATATCGACTTTCAGTTAATAGCTGAACTCATTCAACCATCTTGGTATGATGGTTTCTCAAAGGCTTTGCGAATGTGCCCGTTGAAACATATCGTATTAAAAGTTGCTGTTTCTAGAGCGGCAACCAGTCATTTGATAACTTTTGAAAGATTAGTTACTATCTCGATTTTGAAAAACTCAGAACAGATTACCAGTCTGGTCGAGATATAGTTATAAAGTGTTGAACTTACTGGTTTGGTAAGCCTACTTCTTTTTAGGAGAAAGTTTAAGCGACTAATCTTTGCTTGAAAACTGTATCTAATAATAATTAGGTATAGTTTTGAAGTATAGTTTCCTAACCAACGCCTCTTTTTAAAGCGAAACACGGTTAGGCTTTTTTTACTTTTAAAGGACTATACGTCCATCAAACAATACACATAGCGATTAACTCGCAGCATTAAATTGCACTATGCTAAGCGTAATTCCTATTTCTTGATCGCATGCACTTGGTTGTAGGTTGAAGGCATAGAACCGAAATAACCTATATGGTTGTAAACTTTGTTTCTATTGAAGTAAAGTTGAGTTTTTATATGGTCACTTAATTGAAACCTAACTTTATTTATCTTGTTAATAAATATTGAATTATGTTTCATTTATTTGACCGCTTCATCATAGGGTATATAGCTCCTTTAAGTCTATAAATCAAAATTAAGTGATGTAGTAATTGCTTAGTTCCCTGTACAAACTTAGTTGATGACTAAGGTCGCTTTTTGCGATATGTTTCAAGCTATGACGAAAAGGTCTAATCAATCGTTTCCTCATAGATTGCAATAATGATGTACACATTGATTGCAAAACCTTTATTGGTAGACGTATCAATAAAGGCACTTATTAAATGTTTCTATTTGGTAAGTGTAGGGCGTGGCAAAGCTGCCACCATAAATATAGCTCATTGATTGACTTTATTTAAATTATAGAGTTTTATGGTTCTCTTAAAAACCACTGTATATTCGAGTTTGTGATCCTCTCCAAAATCACACTGATGATCATCGTAAGAGTATTAAAATTAAGAAGTCCAGTATTATAAAAAAACTTACTTTTTCGGACTGAAGTTGCTGGTTATAAGTCCAGTTTTTCTAATTAATAAAAGAACAATTTTATTATAAACGGTTTTCCTAATATGGTAGGCTCAGTTGGTTCGAAACCAAATAAACCGCCCTCTCTTATTTTATTTAAAAGGGTGAGGTTACTCTTTTTCATAACTACTCTCTATAATTCCTCTTTTCTTTTTGATACTTTTTGACACACCTCCCTCACATATAAACACACTCACCCTTTTAATTGATTAATATTGTAATTAGAACCTAAACACAGCTTGGGTTTTAATTAGAGTGTTAATCACTCTCATTTTCCTTTCCATGATAAATTCCTTTCAGTTCCGACCTTCTCACAGGTCGGTTTTTTTGTTGGTTAGGTGAAGGTTTTTCCCTCTCCTAATCCTCTCCTTCCTTCACCTACCGAACAAAATTAAATTGACAACTAAAGATAGGTGAAATTATGGCAATAAGAAAAAAAGCTGAAAAGAAATTAACTTGCATGTGCTGTAATAGAAACCTCACTCTTGATTTGAACTATTATCCATTGAATGATAACAACCCAGCATTTCCAAACGGATATTATCCAATATGCAAAGATTGTTGTGCTGATATGTTAAAAGATGAGGAAAACGGTTATAAATCTTTCATTCAATTATTAAGAGTATTAGATTATCCGTTTAGATATGAAGCATTCGAACAGGTTAATTTTGATTATGTACGATACATGAATAAAGCTTCAATAAGACGTAACGCTTCTTTCATCGACTCAGACGCTCTAGTTAGTTCTAAAAGTGAAACATTAACTGAAGAGAATATCATGAAACTTACTCCAGATGAGTTAAGACAATGTAAACTTTATTGGGGTGAAGGAGATTATACTGAAGATGATTATATTTACTTAATCAGTAGATATGAGAGTTACTGTAAGACATATGATGTTGATAGTCCAACCTTTGAGAATATCATCACTCAAATATGTCAATTAGAGCTAGAAATTCGTAAGAAGCGTACTAAAGGTTCACAAAGCACTAAAGAAGAAACTAATTTAATTCTTAATTTAATGAAGAGTGCGGGTATCTCCCCTAACCAAGAAAAAGAAAGTAAGACTAATGATAAAGAAACTTTCGGTGTTTGGGTTAAACGTTGGGAGAATGATAAACCTGTACCCGAACCTTTAGAGGAGTTTAAAGATGTAGATGGAATTGAAAAATACGTTCAAAACAACTTCTTATCACCTATGAGACGCTCACTTGATTTAGATGACAATTTCCATGACCAGTATCAAGAGCATATCGACAAGTATGGTATCTCTACTGAAGAATTGTTAGGTGTTGAAGATGAGTAAGTTTGTTAACTCCAATAGTCCTTACAAAAATACTATTGATTTATTCAAACTAAGACGTAATAAACGTAATACTAAGTCTCGATCAGAGCAAACGATGGAAAACATTGCTGTTTGGATATCTTTTTATAGAGAGAACCCACATCGTTTTGTTCTAGACTTTATGAATATTAATTTACGTCCGTTCCAATGTGTATTACTTTGGGCAATGATCCATCATCAATATTTCATGTTCTTAGCGTCAAGGGGGCTTGGTAAGACATTCTTATCTGCTGTATATTGTTTAACTCGTTGTATTTTATATCCGGGTACCAAGATAATTATTACAGCTCCTACTAAGTCTCAAGGTATCAACGTATTAGAAAAAATTGAAAACGAATTACTCTCTCCTCTTATTCACAGAGAGATTGAGTCTATTAATACTGGAAACCAGAAACCTATGATTGCTTTTCATAATGGTAGCTGGATAAGAGTAGTAGCCTCTAATGATAATGCTCGTGGTCATCGTGCTAACCTATTATTAGTCGATGAGTTCGTTAAAGTTGATGAAGATTTAATAGATACAGTATTCAAGAAAATGTTAACCTCTCAACGTGAACCAGCATTCTTACATAAGGCTAAATATAAAAATTACCCTCGTGAAGAAAATACTCAAATGTATTTATCATCTGCATGGATGAAATCACACTGGGCTTATGACTCAATGCGTTCGTTTACCAAACAAATGCTCAAGAAGAAAAGTGAAGATGACTTAAAGTCATTTGTTTGTCATATCCCCTACTATACAGGTGTTATGGAAAAACTTTATTCTCATAAACAAATGAAAGCCGAAGCTCAAGCAGAAGGTTTCAATAAGATGAAATTTGCTATGGAGATGGAAGCAGTTTGGTGGGGAGAAACTGAGTCAGCTTTCTTCAATTTTAATACGATTGACTTTAATAGAAAGCTTAGTCAAGCATTCTATCCTAAAGAAGTTTTAGTTCAAGCAGATATAAATAACCCAATCAAAGAGCCTAAAGAGAAACGTCTCTTAGCAGTCGATGTTGCCCGAATGGGTGGTAACTCAAATGACGCTTCTGTGTTCAGTTTGATTAGATTATTACCTAAGGGAAAACAACAATATGAACGTCAACTTAACTACATGGAGGATATGGAAGGTATTGACTTCCAAACTCAAGCAATAAGAATTAGACAATTATACGATGATTTTGATTGTGATTATATTGTACTTGACTTAAAAAATGTTGGTGCTGGTATCTTAGATAACTTGAGAATACCTTTAACCGATATTGATCGTGGTGTTGAATATGAGCCACTGAACGTTTCTAATGATGATGATTTAGCTTCTACTTGTAAATATCCAGAAGCACCAAGAGTTATTCACGTTATTAACGCTACTAATGAACGTAACATGGAAATGGCTAACTTATTAGCCGATAACTTCATGCGAGGCAAATTTAGATTGTTAATTCGTGAAGAACAAGCTGAAGAGTTATTTAGACAAGATAAGAAACTTAAATACCTCAATCTCAACCCTTCTACTCAAGCTCTACTTAAATATCCATATCGACAAACTGAATTATTTATCAGTGAGGTCATGAACTTAGAGCAAGTAAACATGGATAATGGAGCATTTAAACTCGTTACTTCTGGCAGAGCACGTAAGGATAGATACTCTTCTGTTTCTTATGGAAATCAATTCGCTACTATTCTTGAAAGAGAATTAGCTCGTCACACAAGAAACATTGATTTCAAACGTTTTGGATCAGTCAGAAAACCTAAAAATATTATATAGAAAGATGTGATAACACGTTGGAAGATAAAAAAGCTCCAGTAAATGAAGACTTTTTAAATTACATCAAAAACTATGCCGATGTAAGAAACATACCTCTTTCAAGACGTAAGATGGCCTCGTTGTTTCACACTTCTAAAACTGCAATTGATGATGTCTCACAAGAAAAACTAAATACTTGGTTACGAAAACCTGATAAGTTTTACGTGAATATTATCGAGCTTTCGAAAGACTTATATTACAAGTCTGGTGAATATCGTAGCTTACTTAATTACTTTATTGATATGGCTCGTTTCTATTATGTGATTGATCCATTGTTTAGCAGCGATAGTAAGATGAGCAAGGAGAAAGTCAAAAAAGACCTCTCTAAAATATCTTTACAACTTAATAAAATGAATTTAAAACATGAGTTAGCTAAAATTTACAAAACATGTGTACTTGAAGATATTTTCTTTGGTTATGAAATCGAAGATAAAGACAATTACTTCATGTTAAAACTTGATCCAAAGTATTGTAAATTAGTTGGTATCTCTGACGGGATGTATACATATGCTTTCAACCTGTCCTATTTTGACGGTAATTTAGATTTATTAAAAACATTCCCAGAAGAGTTTCAAAGAGCATATTTAGAACGCTCTATTGATAAGCAAGCTGACTTAAATTGGTTTATTCCAGACTTCACTAAATCAGTTGTTTTCAAAATTAATGAAGACGATCCTACTATTTTACCTCCATTTTCTACAATGTTTGAACCCCTATTAGATTTAAACGATTATAAAAAGCTTAAAAAAGCTGGAGCTAAAATTAATAACTACATGTTATTACATCAAAAAGTGCCAATGCATGATAATGCAAATAAAGATTATCAAGCTGATAACTTCGCAATCTCAGCTGAGGCAATGGACTACTTCAGCGAGTTAGTTAACGAAAACTTACCAGATGAAATTGGTTCTATCGTTTCCCCTATGGAAGTTAACCCTATTAAATTAGATAGAGATGATAAAACTGATAAGGTACTTGAAGCTACTAGAGATGTTTATAACGCTTCTGGTGTTTCTTCATTTATCTTTAACAATGATAAAAACTCTACTGGTGGTTTAACTTACTCAGTTCGTAAAGATGAGTTATTCGTAATTAATTTCTACCGACAAGTTGAGAGATGGTTAAATCGTAAAATCAGATATGGCAATATCGTAGCCAAAAATCAATGGAGAATTTCTCTATTAAATGTAACTGGAATGAGTGAAGATACTTACTTAGAACAATTAACTAAGTCTGGCACATTCGGTTTCTCAGTTAGAGGACGTATTGCTGCATTACATGGTTTAGATTACCATACCTTATCTCAAAGTTTAGAATTAGAAAACAACATCTTAGATTTAGATACTAATTTAATACCTCTTGCTAGTTCTCATACTGGTGGTTTAAATACTGCTGTTGAACAAACAAAAGGCAAAATAGAAGACTCTGGTGGCAGACCTACTAAAGAAACTAAAGACTTGTCTGATAGTGGACAAGCAAATCGTGACTCTAGTAATTCTGAGACAAAATCTTTAGAAGGTGGTGACACTAATAATGAATAAATCAAGTAATTCTATTCCAATGTCTACTCAACTTTTAGAAGAATACACTTCAGAAGAAGGAGATATTCGCTTCACGAAAGTTAAGTTATGGCTTATGCATACTGGTCTAAATTTAAATGGTTCAGTCTTCAACAAAGATGTAGTAGAAAAAGCAATTCCTACTTTAGCTAACACACCTATTATGGCAAGTGTTTCTTATAACTTTGATGGAGAAAAAGACTTCGAAGGTCACGAAACTGATATAGAGATCACTGAAGACGGTGAAATAAAATTAATAAATTCGACTGTACCTTTTGGAGTTATCCCTGAAACAAATAATGCAAAATTTGAAACTCGTCTTGGGGACGATATGGTTGAGCGTGAATATCTGACTTGTGAAGGTATTTTATGGAACAAGTGGGATGACGCTGTTGAAATTTTGCAATCTAAAGGTGGAGTAACTGGACAATCTATGGAAATTTCACCTAATTATACTGGTTATTTTGATGGTGAAAACATGATATTTGAGACTTTCAGTTTCTATGGTGCTTGTCTATTAGGTGATGATGTTACACCAGCTATGAAGAACAGCACAGTAGAAATTAAGTATGCAGCTAAGACTGATGAATTAATTAAAGAAAAGCTACAAGTGTTTAACAATATTGTTTACGCTAATAAAGGAGGAAATGAAGTGCCTAAAAAAGACACAACTGTTTTTGACGAGCAAGAAACACATGTAAATGCTCAAGGAGACTCTACTACTGGGAAAAATGTAGAAGGAGAGCCTAAAGCAAATGCAAATGAAGCTTCTACTAAAGAAGAAAAATCTCTTGAAACTGATGGACAAGAAGGACAAGAAAGAGAAGAAAAAGCTTCAGAAGAAACTCTTATTGACTCTCCCCTAAGTGCTGAGGAGCAAGTTACAGTTCAAGTTGAAAATGTTGAAGATATTATCGACACTCACAAAGAGGTTAAAGAAGATATCGACAATTTGCCTGAAGCAGTAGACATGATTACTGTTGCTGGTGTTGAATATTCAGCTGAAGACATTGCTGCAAAACTTACTGAGTTAGCTTCTGTTAAATCTCAATTAGCAGAATATCAAAGCAAGTTTGAAGCATTACAAAAAGAAGTACATGCTGAAAAAGTTGAAAAACTATTCTCTACTCATAAAGATAGCTTATCTATTGAGTCTATTGAGAAACTTAAAGCTCAAGCTGATGGCATTACATTGCCTGAACTTGAAACATTAATCTTTGCTGAGATTGGTAGACAAAATTATTCTGCTAAACCAAAAGCTGAGACTAAAGCTACAAACTTTTCACAAATTGCTATTCCAGTAAACAAAACTAGTAACAACTCTTTAGAAGATATCGTTGCTAGTTGGAAATAAATATAAAATCTTTGGAGGATCATATAAATGGCAAAATTAAATTTAGACCGTGTAAAAGGTCACTACGTTGAAACAATTAAAGCTGACAAAGAATACGAAAACGGTTCTTTAGTTGGTAAAGGTTTATTAGAAGATGGAGAAATTCGTCTTTACAAAGCTGCTGAAGCTACTGCTGAAAACTGCTTCTTAGTTTCTACTCCGGAACTTGATTTAGCTGCTAAAGCAAACGGTCATGGTTCAATCGACTTTGTTAACCCTAAAGGTTCAATCATGCGTGCTCATCAATTAGAAGTTGGAGATACATTTACAGTTGAACAAAAATTACATGGTACAGGTTTCGTTGCTGGTGACGCTTTAACTGTTACTGGTGGGAAATTCGCTAAAGGTGAAGGTGCATTCGTAGTTGAATATGTAACTACTATTGGTGCTGATCGCCGCCCTGCTTATTCAATTCGTAAAGTTAAGTAATAAATTATAATAACACAAAATGTATGGAGGATAACTTAAATGCCTAAATTTAGTAATGAATTAAAAGAAGTTGCTATCCAAGCTGCTCATGGTGCAACTACTACTCAATTTTCAAATAAAGACTTATCGGACGCTGTTCGTAAAAAAATGATCGAGGAATTAGGTTCAGATACTTTAGATTATTCTACTTATCGCCGCCGCAAACATGATTTATTCGAATTCATCGAAGAAACTGTTGCCCCTATCGTAAATGAACGTACTGCTGAAATTTTCGGTCAGTTCGCTGAATACAAAAATATCGCTTTCGGTGATCAAAACAAATTCTTCATCGAAGATATTAAATTATTCCCTGTTGCTACTATCTCTACTGGTAACGGAAACGTAAAACGTCAACGTTTAGATAGTCAAGAATTAGTAGTACCAATGCATACAATCGGTGCTGGTGTATACGAAGAGTTAGTTCGCTTTTTAGCTGGTCGTACTGATTGGGCTCGTTTAACTGCTCGTTTAGCTGAGTCATTTGTAAATGATATCGCTCAACGTATTGGTGACGCTCTTTACAAATCAGTTGACTCTGTTGGTTCTACTTACAAAGCTAACGTTAGTGGTAGTAACGGTGAACTTAAAACTAAAGTATTAGAAATCGCTGACCACGTTGAAGCTGCTAATGGTCAAGCAGTAATTGTTGGTACTAAAGCTGCTCTTCGTAAATTAAAACCAGAAGATAGCTCAGACTTACAAAAAGGTGCTAAAAACGAAGTTGGTTACTTCGGTTTTGTTGATGGAGTTGAATGCATTGCTTTACCTCAATTCCACAAAGCTGGTACTGATGAGTTCGGTCTTAAAAACGATGTTATTTTCGTATTACCAAGCTCAGATGAAAAATTAGTTAAAGTTGTTCAAGACGGTCATTACATCGCTCGTGAAGAAGGCGGATCAGAAGGATATCGCACAGACTTACAAATGAGCTTAGACGTAATCACTCGTGTTGGTGTAGCTGTTGTTACTGCTGCTCGTTATGGTGCTGTTGAATTAAGTTAAGCTTAATATGATTAAAGTTTGCTCCCTATTAATTTAGGGAGCTTATTTTATATGGAGAAAAAGGAGACATTTAAATGGCTATTAAAAAAACTACAACTACTGAGAAATCTACTCAAAAAACTACTAAACCTACTGAAAAGAAAACAACTCGTACTGCTAAACCAAAGCGTAAAGAGGTTGATTTATCTCAATCAGTATTAGTTATTAATATGACTCAAGGTTCATTAACTTATGTAGCTAAAAAAGGTACAGGTTATTTAGAATTAAGTGAATACTTAGATAGTGATTATTTAACTGTTGAAGAGTTAAAAATCATGAAAAGTTCAGCTAGAGGCATGTTTGATAAAGGTTGGTTGTTTGTTGATGATGAAGATGTAGTTGAATTTCTTGGAATTAAGAAACAAATGGACGCTATCTTATTACCTGATGAGTTAGATGACCTATTCGAACTTCCAGCAGATGAACTTAGAGAGCGATTAAAAAGCTTATCACCTTCAGTGAAAGAAACAGTTCATTTAGCTATGAAGAAAAAATATGAAGATGGTGAACTAGCAAACGCTCACGTTATTCGTGCTATCGAAGAGTCAGTGAATATTGATAATAACGTTTCAATTCTAAATATCTAGTTGGGAGGCAAATTCTCTTGACAGAATTTACTTTAATTTATGACAAATTTTTATCTAAACTAACAGATTTTTCTTTAGCGAGATTAGATAAAGACGTTTTAGAGTCAGATTTACAAGAACGGTTAATAACTGCTCTTTCAGATTTTGCACAGTTACCCGAAGAGAAAACTGAAGTTGATTTAAGTACAAAAACTTTTACTAATGGTCTAAGTGTAGAAGAACAAAATATCATCGCAACTTTAATGGTTATCAATTATTTAGACAAATATATTTTGTCTGAAGATAATATGAGAATTCTATTAAACTCTAAAGACTATAAACAGTATTCACAAGCCGCTTTACTTAAAGAGCTTAAAGCTACTAAATCTGAATATCAATCAGATGTTGACGCTAAGCTTAATAGTTATAGCTTTAGACAAAAATTCCGAAAGAAAAAGAAAGATGAACAGTAAATCTTATACTTTTTATCTCACGGAATTGAAAAATAGAGTTTTCAAAATATTGCCTTTATGTGAAGAAAAGAATGACTACATAGATAAGTATTTAGAGAATTTGATCATTGAACTCAAAGGGCTTCCTAAAGCATATCCTGAAGTGTTTGATAGTCAATCTGCTTGGTACGTTAGAGTGTTAAGCTCTTTATTTACTTTCTATGAAGACTTTTCTATCGCAGAATTACATAGTGTTGATGGAGTTCAAAGAGTAAGACGAATTATTCTATCATTAGTAAATTTGATAGATAAGGAGGTAGGACGTTAAATAATGGACTACTTTGAAAGATATAAAAATATTAATATGCCTTATGGCACAGATTTAAGTTCACATGTCATTAACGCAAGTAAAGACAGTGCTTTGAGAACATTTCTCTCTTCCCCTACTCTATCTGATATTTATGTTGATAGTATTCCTACTCAGTCAGTTGTAAGTAATTATTCTGGTGACTTTTTTGAGCGTACGTTCTTATTTGAGCCAGACTCAGACTTAGCTAAAGTAGGTAATTATATTGAACATAGAGGCTATACATACTTAACTATGAAAAGTAATGATGATGATATTTATCCTAACCTACACGCTAAGTTATGCAATGAAGATTTTAAACTTCCATTAAAAATTACTAAGAAGAAGGTTTCTACTGGTCGTGGTGGTTACACTTATGTTGATCAATTAGAGACCAAAGATATTCCTATTGTGGTTGATGTTAAAGGTTACTCAATTGCGGATAATGCTATCTTACCTTTAACTGAAGGCCGAGTAATTATCTATATGAAATACAGTAAGGAATACTTAGAAAAAATTAAACTTAACTATGAGTTTGAGTTATTTAATGATAGTTATAAAATCACTGATATTCAAACAGATAACATAATTAATCATCAAGGTTATATTGTATTATCTGCACAGAAAGTAGTTGAAACAAATGCAACTTAGATATAAAACTTCTGGTCGTGGTGATATCTTACAGAAATTTATTAAGGTAATGGCAAATGATGAACACTTATTAAGATTGCTTTACTACAACCCTATTGATGAGAATGGCAATTATATAGAGTTCACAGACGCTTCTTTACCTAATATCACTGAGATGGACGAAGAGAAAAAAGACCAAATAGTAAATGATTTGATTAGAACGTCTCAAAAGAGTGACGACATAATCGAGATGAAAAAGACAGTTATTTTTGTATTTTATGGTAAATCGAGACCTAAGTATAACAATCATACTCTTGTAGACAGAGAGATTATTTTTATGATCCTATCTCATAATGATTTCTCATTTGCTGATAGAATAGAGGAAATTTGTGATAGATTAGATACTTTGTTCGTTAATAAGCATATTGGTGGCATTGGTAGAACAAACATCGGAATATCATTCCCTGTTGAAGCTCCAAAAGAATACCTTGCTTTTGAACAAAAATACACTATCACTGATAAGCGGATGTGATTTAAATGGAAGAGTTATTAGAAAATCTATTTGATGATCAGAGTATTCAAGATAAAGTTATCTTGAATTTGCCTATCGAAAGTCCATTTGGTGAATTAAAACCACTGAGTATTCATGATTACATGCAACGACTCTCTTCTATTTCAGTAATATCTCTTAACAAGAAATACTTACTCGCTGAGTATGGTAAAGGTTATCAAGAAGAAACTGGTCAAACTGATAATGAAATTTTCACAATGTTGAAAGACTTGAATGAAAAATATTCATTATTCTACTTTTTAAGAGAGATGTTCCAAGACCTTCTCCACCACTACATTATTATAACCCGATACGTTAAGTTCTACGATTATCAATACGATAAGAAAAACCCTCAATCTAGAAAAGACATTGATGAAAATAGTGATGACGATACACCTTTGAGTGAAAAGGAATTTACTGAGGCTATCTTAGAAAAATGTATTCAATTTGTATTTTCATTAGATGATGATCAATTTGAGCTTTATCGTAAATACATATTACAACTTCATGGACAATCTGAACCTAGAGCTTTCTTAAACCCTAAGCTTCAACGCAATGAAGAGAGATCTAAAGCTTCAAAGCTTAAAAAGAAGGACTCAACGCCAACTTTATCTACTATGGTTACAAGTTGTGCAGTGTACATGGGCGTTGATTACTCAGATATTATGAAATGGAATGCTTTACAATTACAACATTCATTCCAACGAATTTCACTATTCATTCAAAATAACGCTACAACGTTGTTTGCTACTGTTACTTCTGAAGTCGATTTAGTTAATTGGTCAGAAAATATTACTGACAATGAGAAAAAAGAAGATATGACTTTAGATACTTTCAGACAGAATGTAAGTGGAGTTTAGTTAGAATATATATAAATTATTTTAGGAGGAATTGGAATATGCCTTTATATATCCAAGACACTGCGGACGCAGTATTAGAACGTAAATCGGACAAATTTGTTATCGCTACTGGTACAACTCAAACTGTTACTTTGAAACAAAAAGTTGACGAAGAAACAGTTAAAGGCGGTATTGGTAACGCTGCTCAATTCACAATCAAATCTAACAAAGAGTTAGAAATCACTATGGAAGACGCTTTATTCAACTTCCAATGGTTAGCTGCTACTCAAGGTGTTAAAGTTGTTAACGATAAATTAGTTGTTAAACGTACTGAAGTTGCTGAAGTAGAAGAAGGCGGAAAAGTTACTTCTGTTAACTCTAAATTAGCTGGTGAGTTAGTTGTTATCGACACTTATGGTAAAAACGTTAAAGGTAAGTTCACTGCCGGTTCTGCAACTATCTCTGACTTGTCTTCACAAGTTGGTAAAAACGTAACTATCGTTACAGAAGAAGAAGTTCAAGGTGAAAAAGTTTCTATTCGTGCTGACCGTTTCGCTGAAAAGTATCGTTTACAATTATTCACTTATGCTTATGACCAAGATACTGAAGCAATTGCAAAAGACGTATTCTTGACATTCGATAACGTTTCTCCATCTTCTGAGTTTGACTTAAAACTTAAAGCTGGTGATCCATTATCTCCAGAATTACAATTAAAAGCTACTGCAAACCCAAAAACTAAAGAAATTGGTTCTTGGATGATTGTTGATCATAAAGAAGACGCTGGAGCAACTAATTCAGGTGCGGTTATTGCTGGTAGAAGAGCTGAAGATACAGCTTCACATTTAGGCTAATAATTTAGTCATAAGAGTGAGAGATTAATTTCTCTCCTCTTTTTTATTTATCCAAATTTATAGAATAAAAGGAGAATTTTATCATGAAAATAAACGACAATAACGATAAAAATGTCGAACAAAATGCTGTTGTTGACTTAAAAAAGGTCTTAGAAATGGCTAAATCTTATGATGAAATTGAAAGATACACTTTATCAAACGGTGAAGACATTGAATTCTATCCCCACTTCTCTCGTACAAAGATTAAAGAAATCATTGAAGAGTATAAAGGATATTTAATTTCTGAAGATAAAGATGATATGAAATTCATGGATATGGTTTCTAAAGATGATGTAAGCTTAGTCCTTTTCTGGTACTTCTTAGCTGTTAAAAAATTCACTCATTTTGGTGAGTCTATGAAACGTATTAAGAAAGTTAAATCTTTAGCTCCTTATTACAATGCATTATTAGAAACGGGTATCTTAGAAGAAATTTGTAATGACGCTTTTGCTTATGAAGAGTTATCAAAAGTTACTGAAATGTTTGCAAAAGAAGCTGCAATTAATGTAACTGCTAATGAATTTGTAAACAAATATGAAGATGAAATTGAAGTAGCTCGTGAAAAATTTGCTAACACTTATTTAAACAAGAGTGAAGATTAATGCCTCAATTTAGTAATTTACAAAGCCTTAATAACTATGTACTTAGAGCAATAACTGAAGTAATGAGAAATGAAGTTGCTGACGCAGTTAGACAAGAATGGATAGCTATGATGGAAAAGAATGTGTATGGAACGTATCAACCCTGGTCATATGAACGTAGACATAAACAAGGTGGTTTAGCTGATCCAAGAAATATTCAAATCGTTTCAGAAAAAGTTGCTGCTGACTCTGCTGCTATCGTAATGGAGAACTTGACTAAAGGTCAAGGTTGGGATCATTACTATGGTGATTTAATCAATACGATGATTGAAAGTGCAGACGGTTTTGCTGGTAATTCAGCTTTAGGAATGCCTAAACGTCCTTATACCGAAGAAGCAGTTGATTTCATGACAAAAGGAATTGGTAGAAATACTATATTGGACGCTCTCACATCAGGTTTAGCTAGAAGAGGTATTAATATCAATATTAAATAGAAAGTAGGAATTAGTATGGCAATCGAGAAAAACATGCTGAGAGAGAGAGCCAAAAAGCTTCCAACAATTACAGATGAAATGTGGGAAAAGGTACATCCTGTTTATAAGGAACTTTTAAGTGAGTATTTAGGCTCAGTAGATTTATCGAGAGACACTAAAAAACAATATACTTCAGCATTGAAACAATTTGGTTGGTTTGTTGCTGATAGTTTAAACAATAAACCCCTATTCAAATTAAAGAAACGTGACGCATTGCGTTATATGAACTATTTAAGAGAAGACCGTAAGATGTCATCATCTGGAATTAACTTAAAGAAATCTGCTGTATCTGCTTTCTGTCAATGGATAGAAAACTATATCGCTGATGACTATGAAGATGAAAATGGAGACCTAGTATTTGAAACATTTCGTAATTTCATGACAGGCTTACCACCAGTTGTAAAAAATCAAGTATACGATAAGAAGAAAGTTACATTCGAAGAGTATCAAGAAATGATGAAAGCTCTAAGAAGTGATGAAGATTATTTAGGTATGGCTTGGTTAGCTACTGCATTTAATGTTGGTGCAAGACGCAGCGAAATTATACAATTTAAAACATCTTTATTCGATCATGAGTGGAATGCAGAAGGAAACTTCTTAATGTCTCATAACGTTCGTGGTAAAGGTCGTGGTGAAGATGGTAAGATACTTCAATTTATGATCAATGATGAAGCACTTAAATATATGAAGCTTTGGGTAGAAAAACGTGGATATGAAGATGAATACATCTTTACAGTTGGAAATGAGAACACTCATAGACAAATGAGTAAGTCTTGGGCTGATTATTTCTGCGAGCATACTCTATCTCATATTTTAGGAAGACGTGTTAACCCTCATATCTTTAAAGCTAGTTGTGTAACCTATCTATTAGAAGTTAAAAAGGTTGATATTAAGCACGTATCTAAATTAGTGGCACATCATGAGTCAGTTGAAACTACTCAAATATATGATTTAAGAGACTCTGAAGAAGAGAGAAACTCTATCTTTAGTTAATCTAGTTTTGAATTCTTGTGGGAATATTTAGTTCTCATAAGACTTGAATACTAGATTTTTTATAATGATTTCGAGAATAAAAGGAGTGAATATAGCGTGGCAAGTGATTTTAATATAGGTATATTATCTACCTTAGAGATAGACTCTAGCTCCTCAAGAAAGAAGATTAACGACACACTTAAAAATATTGAAGCAAATATTAATAGCATTAAAGCAGACTTAGAAGTTTCAGATACAAAGAAATCAGAAAATAATGCTATAAAAAGTGCAAACAACGTAATCAGAAACATCAATTCAAACGGTAATTTAAAGAAATTAAATGTTGAACTAGATGTAAACTTAACAAAAAGTAGACAAAACATTCAAAGAGCATTATCTACTCTATCAAAAGATTTTAAGAATAAGAAAATTGATGTTGAAGTTAATGCTAAAGCTAATAAAAATTCAATCGGACAAGTTAAGAATTCTATTTCTAAAGGTGCAAGTCAGCCACTAGAAATTAAAGAGTCCCCTAGTAGTAGAAGCACTAGTAGAGATATTAAAGAACAGCAGTCTTTAATGACAGGTTTAGCAAATTCTTATAAGAACTTAGATGATTTAACAAGAGCTTTAAATACAAGTACATTTGAAGGGCTTAGAAAAACTGTAAAAGAAATTAAGAACGCAGATAATTCTCTTAAAAGTTATCAAGTTACTTTAGAACGTGTTAACCAAGAAGGTAAAAAATTAGGCTCTCAAAGATTTGATTATACCCCTTCTGCAAATGGTTTGAAGTTAAACAAAACTCAATTAACTGATCAAACAGATAAAGCTCGTAAAGAAGAAAATGCTGCTATTAATAAATTATTAGAAAATGAAGTTTCTAAGTATGATCGTTTATTGAATAAAGGTAAAATTGATATTAAACAACATCAAACTTTACTTCAAACTCTTAGACAAATTACTAATGAGAAATCAAAAGCTAACCAATTTAATAGAACTGATTTCAATAGAGTAGCAAAAGCTGCTGCTGATGAAGCAAAAGAATATCAATATCAAAATGATATGCTTCGAAAGAAATTAGCTTTAACTTCTCAAATTGAGCGTATTGAAAACAGAATGGCTGCTACAATTGATAAGCAACAAACAAATGCTTTGAAAAATCAATTGAATTCTTTAGGTAATAATAGAACACCATTCGGTAAAGAAGCAGCTTTCCATATGAACCAAATTCAAGACAAGGTTCGTCAAATCTCTGCTGAAGCTGAAAGAGCAACTAGAACTCAGTTAAGTTTTGTTGATCAATTCAGAGAAGCAATGACAAAATTCCCAGTTTGGATGGGTGCTACTACCCTATTCTTCGGTGCCATAAATGGTGCTAAAGAAATGCTTGATGTAATTACTGAAATTGATGGAAAAATGATTACTCTTGCAAAAGTTACTGGTGATGACAATGCACTTCAACAAACATTTATTGACGCAAATAATGCTGCTTCTCAATTCGGACAGACATTAGGAAGCGTATTAGATGTATATGCAGAATTCGCTAGACAAGGTGTTAAAGGTAATGAGTTATCTCAATTCTCAAATGCAGCATTAATTGCTGCTAACGTTGGTGAGATTGACGCTAAACAAGCTTCTGAATATTTAACTTCTATGTCTGCTCAGTGGGAAACGACTGGAAACCAAGCTATGAGACAAGTTGACTCACTCAACGAAGTTTCCAATAAATATGCTACAACTGTTGAAAAGTTAGCACAAGGTCAAGCAAAAGCTGGCTCTACTGCTAAATCAATGGGACTTACTTTTGATGAAACTAATGGTATTATTGGTGCATTAACAGCTAAGACTAAGCAATCTGGGGACGAAATTGGTAACTTTATGAAAGCCACTTTACCTAAACTTTATAGTGGTAAAGGTAAATCAACTATTGAAGGCTTAGGCATTAGTATGAAAGATGAAAATGGACAATTAAAATCTGCCATTTCTCTTTTAGAAGAAGTTTCTCAGAAAACTAAAAACTTAGAAAAAGACCAAAAAGCCGCTGTTATAAATGGCTTGGGTGGAACATACCACTACCAACGTATGCAAGTATTATTAGATGATTTATCTAAAACAGATGGCTTATATAAACAAATTAAAGAAAGTTCCGAAAGTTCAGCTGGCTCTGCATTACAAGAGAATGCAAAATACATGGAGTCAATTGAAGCTAAAGTTAACCAAGCAAAAACAGCATTCGAACAATTCGCATTAGCTGTTGGTGAAACATTTGCTAAATCAGGAATGCTTGATGGTATCAGAATGGTTACTCAACTTTTAACTGGTTTAACTCATGGAATTACTGAATTAGGCACAACTGCTCCGATTTTCGGCATGGTTGGTGGTGCTGCCTCATTAATGAGTAAGAATGTTAGAAGTGGTTTTGAAGGTGCTAGAAGTAGTGTTGCTAATTATATTACTGAGGTAAATAAATTAGCTAAAGTTAACAATGCTGCTGGTCAAGTTGTTGGACTTCAAAAAGTTCAAACTGGTACAGCTTCACAACTTCAGTTTAATAAAAATGGTGAATATGATAAAGCTGCTTCACAAGCAAAGGCTGCTGAACAAGCAACTTACCAATTCTCTAAAGCTCAAAAAGATGTATCAGCTAGTGCTATGATCGCTTCAGGTGCAATCAACAAAACAACTGTGGCTACCACAGCAAGCACTGTTGCCACTCGTGCTGCTACACTTGCAGTTAATGGTTTAAAATTAGCCTTTAGAGGCTTGTTGGCTGCTACTGGTGTCGGGTTAGCAATAACTGGTGTTTCTTTTGTACTGGAAAAAGTTGTAGGTAGTTTTAATGCTGCAAGTCAAGCTGCTGAACAATATAAACAAAAACAAGAGCAAACGAAGCAAGCAATAGCTTCTATGAGTAATGGTGAAATTAATTCACTTATTAGTAGTTACGATAAACTACAACAAAAAATGAATTCTGATAGTGCATTTAATACAGCGGAAGCTGAGAAATATAAAGAAGTAACAAGTCAATTAGCTAATATATTCCCCGATTTAGTTACTGGTGAAAACCGTTATGGTAAGGAAATGGCCGGTAATAAAGAAGTAATGAAACAGAAAATTGAGTTAATCAAGCAAGAAATGGAGCTTGAAAGACAAAAGAATGCTATCAAACAAAAAGAAGAGCAAGACGCTTACATCAAAGAACAAGATAGCTTAGCTAAGAAAAACAGAGGTCAAAAATGGTATCAACTTGGTCAAACACCAGAGTTGAAACTTCAGGAACAAGCACGTCCTACTACTGTTTCTGATAATAGTAACATTAACAAAATTAATGCCACTATCCAAAAAGTGAAGAGTCAAGCCCAAGCTGAAAAAGCATTAGAACAAGTTGATAAGCAACTTGCTCAATCTCAAACTAAGAATAGACAAAATGAAGTTCAGCACTTACAAAAAGTTAGACAAGCTTTACAAGATTATATTACTAAAACTGGTCAAGCAAATCAGGCAACAAGAGCTGCGGTATTAACTGCACAGCAACAATTCACTAACCAGATAGCAACAATGAAGAAACTTGGTACTACTGGTCAACAAGTGATGAATACAATTTCTAACTCAGTTGCGAAAACAGCGAAATCTGGTAAAGCTGCACAAGCAACATTTAAGTCATTTGAAACTTCATTAGTTAAAAGCTCGTCCTTCAAGAGTAAGATGGCTAGTTATGAAGCCTCTGTTAAAAAGTTTAAGAATGCTGCTAACCAATCTGCTAAAATTGCTGCTCTTAAAGACGTAGAACGTGATTACTCTAAAGTTGCTAAAGGTATTATGCAAGCGGCAAAAGCGGCAAACATGAGTAAATCTCAAATGAAAGATTTGAAAAAATCTCTTCAACAAAATATACAAGCAGAAACAGGCTTTAGAGCTTCAGTAAGTAAAGCTGGTAAAGTTACTATTGATCAATCTAAGAAAATCAAACAGAATACTGCTGAAACAAGACGTAACTCAAGTGCTAAATTACAAAATGCTGACGCTTCAGACCAAGCTTCTGAAGAAAATAAAGAGTTAGCAGACTCAATGCGTGCTGGTATTGAAAGTTCTCAATTACTTGGAAAAGCGATGGGAGAATTACAATCTCAAGGAACACTTAGTACAGAAACTTTAATTGAATTAACTGAGAAGTATGGAGACGAAATTTTAGCTGTCGCTGGAGATCAGGAAGCTTTAAGTAACTTCATCATGCAAAAGCAAAATGAAGAAACTGATAACTACAACAAAAACCTTAAAACTAAATTAGAAAACTCTTCATCATACTATAAGGCGGTAGCTGGAGCTGACTCTGCCCTATCCAACTACTTAATGGAAAACTATGGTATTGATACTAAAAACTATAAGAGTTTAACAGAAGTCAAAGCTAAAATTACAGACCTTTACTACAATGGTTCAGCTGAAGAACAAGCTAAAGTAGTAGACGCTATCGCAAAAGCTTACCATATTGACTTATCTAACTATGGCTCTCTGAATGAGAAAAAAGAAGCATTAGAGAACCAATTGATGAAAATCTTAGGTAGTAAGTGGAAAAAATATATTGGTAGCGTAGCTAAGGATATGAAATCTCTTGGTGTTGACGCTGGTGAAGTTGGAGCAGATGGTTTTGATGACAGTAAAATGTTCAATCCGGGTGCTCTTATCGGTGCTAACAATTTCCAAAACGTTTCTAACCTAAGTAATATCAGTAATGTATTCAACTCACTTAATGGTGCATTCAATGAAGCTAAGAATGAAGCTGCTGGTGTTAGTAGAGGCTTAGATGACGCTGCTAGTGGCTTAAAAGATGTTGGTGACAGTGCTGGCTCAGCTGGTAGTGGTTTAGGTAAAGCTGCTAAAGGTGCGGATAAAGCGTCTGACAGTTTAGATGGTACTAATAAAGAATTAGAAAAAACTAAAGAAAAAGCTGAAGAAGCTGGTGTCACAGTTAAACAACTTTATAAGCAATTTACAGTTACTACTTATGTTGCTGATAAATTAAGTATGGCTTTAGATAAAATTAATAATAAGTTAGAGAAACAAAAACTTTTAACTGAAAAATACGCAACTTGGTCAAGCAGTTATCGTAACTCACTTAAAGCAGAAAATAAATTGCTCGATGAAAAGACCGCTAAGATTAAAAAACAAATCGAGTCAATGAAAGAACAAATCGCTCAAGGTAAAGTTATTGAGTATGGTTTAGTTGGTAAAGATATTAATGTTCCTTACTATGAATATACTGCAAATAATTTAGATGATGGAGAAACTGGTCGTATTTCTCGATATACCGGTAATTCAACTCAAGCTAAGGTTTGGAATTTCTTTAAATCTAAAGGGTTATCTGATCATGCTGTTGCGGGTATCATGGGTAATATGGAACGTGAGTCTAGATTTAAACCGGGAGCTCAAGAACAAGGCGGTACTGGTATTGGTTTAGTACAACTTTCATTTGGGCGTGCAAATAATTTAAGAAATTATGCTGCTAGAAGAGGAAAAAGCTGGAAAGACTTAAATACTCAACTTGACTTCATTTGGAAAGAATTAAATACTACTGAAGTTAATGCTTTACGAGGACTTAAATCAGCTACTTCAGTTATTGGTGCAGCAAACTCTTTCCAAAGATTATATGAACGTGCTGGTGTTGTAGCACAAGGAGAACGTAATGCGGCAGCTAAAAAGTATTACAGACAATTTAAAGGTACTAATGGTTCATCTGGCTTCCTAAGTGGTGGCGTGGTCGCTGGAACAAATGGTAAACCACTTACTTCAGATAGAAACGCTTATATCTTAGATAGACAATTCGGACGATATAATGGTGGTGGTGTCCATCACGGAAGAGATATCACGAGTGCTACTATTAACGGATCACCTATTAAAGCTGCACGTTCAGGTATAGTTACTTTTAAAGGATGGACTGGTGGTGGTAATACACTATCTATATTTGATGGTAAAAATACTTATACATACATGCATATGAAGAACCCGGCAAGAGTGGTAAAAGGACAACGAGTTAAAGCTGGACAAATTGTTGGTAACGTTGGTACTACGTATGATAGAAGATTAGGTGGCTTCTCTACTGGCCCTCACCTTCACGTACAAGCAAACTTAGGAAAAACTCCTTCTGGTACATTTATGAACACTTTCAATGGTGCTCATAGAGCAGTCGATCCTGTTAAATATGGATATACTAGAGTTTCTGGTGGCGGTAGTCTAAACTTAGGCTCGCTAACTTCTGGACATTCAGCGATGTCTGGTTCTATCAGTGCTGCAATGGCTGAAGACTTAAATGAAGCTGAACAAGAGCGTTTAAACAAAATTGAACAAGCAATTAACGCACATAATAAAGCTGAAGAAATGAAGCAAAAAGTTGATGAGCTTAGAAAAACGTTAATGGATAAACAGCTTGAAGAAGTTCAAACTGCTAAAGAAAAAAGTGAAAATCTTTATAACATCCAAAAATCTCACGTAGAAGAATATGATCATTGGAGAACATTACAAGAAGCACGATCTGCTAAATTAGAATACGAATTAAACAAAATCGAATTCGAAAAAGGTAGAAATACTAAAGAATGGCGTAATAAAAATAAACAACTTCAAGCTTCTAGACAACTTGAAGTTAATTTCGAAGACTCAAAAATACAATATATTAATAAAGCATTGAAGAAGAATGCAAATAAAATATTTGGTAAAAATACAGTAAATCGTGATGAGTTTGAAACAATGAAGCGAGACGCTCAACAAAATATAAGAGATTTAAAAGCTGGTATTCAAACTGCTTCTGGTGAAATTGCTACTTCAATGATTGATCAAATTCTTGATGAATATGAAGACCGTGTAGGTAAAGTTTCAGCTAAAATTGAAAAGATGGGTAAACAAAAAGAAAAACTTGATTTAGCCGATAATAAACAGGCTTTGAAAAGTTCATCCCTAAGTAGACAACAAGCTAAAGACTCTAAGTCACTAGCTAGTTACATTAATTTCTATATCAAACAATTAGAACGCCAGTTAAAATTAACGGGTAAAAACCATGAATTACAACAAAAAGTAAAAGAACAAATTAAAGAAATGAAAGTTGCTTATGATGACGCTACCCTAGCCGCTCATCAATATATTACTGAAGCTGCTGAAGTTGATACAGAAAGACAACTTCAATTAAACGCTAATCGTTTAAGAGACGCACAAAACGAGTTGTCTAAAGCTGATTATAAAGCTGGTTTCATTTCACAAGAATATCAAATTGACCTATACCGAAAAAATCAAGAAGCTAAGTTCAAAGGTTACTTAAAAGAAAAAGAAGCACTTGAACAAAATAAATCAGAACTTCAAGACATGTATGAGATTTATAAATCTGTCCCTACTCAAGCTCAAAAAATCAAAGAAGCTCTAATTGAAACCAAAAATGCTATTAGAGATAATAATAAAGGTCTCTATGATTTGAAATATGATATGGCTAACAGTGTTATAAATCAAATTAAGGATATCTATTCAAAACAACTAGAGGTTGCCACGAAAGCGTATGATGATGAATACAAAGCATACGAAAAAATGATCAACAAAAAGCTTAAACTTATTGATGATGAACAAACTCAAGAGTCATTCAATAAAGATGTCCGTGATAGAACTGAAGCAATGGATAAAATTAGAGATGAAATTGCTCAAAGAAGTGGTGACGATAGTTTAGCTAACCAAAAGAAACTTAAAGATTTAAGAGAACAATTAAAACAACAAGAAGAAGACTATACGATGTTCATTAACAATAAAAATCGTGATGACAGAAGAAAAGCTTTACAAGATGAGCTAAACGATAAAAACGAACAAATACAAGAACAAAAAGAAGATTTAAATAAAGCTTTCCAAGACTTAATTGGTGATACACGAAGATTTAATGCGATCCAAGAGTCACTTATGGAAGGTCAAATTGATAAATATAAATCTCTAATTGCTGACTTAACTAAATACGTCAACGATAATATGAAAGAAATTGGACGTTCTACTAGTGAAGGAATATTAGATGGTCTTGCTGCTTCTTTTAAAGGTTTGTCTTCTTTATCTAAAGAACTTCAGAAACAAGAAAAAAATAATTTGAACCCAGTACCTAATTCAAAATTAAAACCTACTAAGGTTGATGAAGCTACAATCGCTGCCATTAAGAAAGTTAATGGTTTATCCCCTACTACTATACTTCAAGGTTTAGATATCAAACCTGTTAACCTTCCTAAAGATGTAAAACCAAGTAAAACAGTTACTAACAATAATAAAACGACTGCTAAAGCATTAGTTAACATTGAAAACTTCAACGGTACAAAAGCTGAAGCAGATAAATTAGCTAATAACTTAGCAACTGCCATGAGAAAACAAGGCGTATTATAAGATTGTGAGGAGATGAGATAAGTGCCAGATATATTCTCAATGGAATATACAGAGCTGAGAAATGCTCCCCACTTTATTTTTAACGGTTATCATACTCGTGATTTCAATGTAAAAAATGTACAAGTAGACAACGGTTTAGCAAGCGACACGTTCCTTGCTGACCGTACGCCTACTATTGAAAAAACAAGGTTCAGTGAGAAGACTTATTTACTAGGTTATACTGAAGAACCGCTTAAATTTAAAGTTAGATTATTATTTGATGAACATAAATTCACATTGAATAATATTATGACGTTAAGACGAATGATTGACACTGCTGGCTTTAAAGAATTTAGATTTGACAATGAAGAAGAGTCTGCATTAAATATTGTAGTTTATGCAATGATTACTGGAGCTTCTAATTTAACTCATAATGTAATCAATGATGGTTATGTTGACTTAGAATTCCAAACTAATAGTCCAAGAAGATATTCTGAAATCATGATTGATGAATATGACTTTAGTCGATCAGGTTCAGACAGATTAATTACTGAATTCAAAAGCGAATTAAATAGTATTGTTCAATTAGAAGAAACTTTCTCTCATGAAATTAAGCAATACACTGCTAGAACAAACTATGCAAATATTGAAGAATTTTTTGAAGATAAGAATAAAGATAGTATTCCAGATGGTTGGAAAATTATCTCTGGTAATAAAAGTGGAATTGTTCTAAATAAAGACAAAAGTTTATCATTAACTAATGTAAAACTTAGAAAACGTTTCTACCCTATTAATAACAGAAATTACTACATTAGATTTCATGGTAATGGTGGAAAGTTTAGAATTCATGAAGATACTTATAAAATCACAGATGGTTTAGTCCATGAATTTAAATATAGAAGAAACCTTTTAGGCCATAGTGGTACTTTTGATTTAGATAGTTCTAGTGATGGAATTGGTGAAGGTTGGACTCAAAAAGGAGATAATGGTGCTTTTACTATTAATAAAGTAAGTGAGTTTCAGCAAATTACTGATGGTGGTATTTTAACCTCTCCTATTTCCATTCAAAAAATGCAAAAATATGTAGTGATTGCAGATGATTTAAATAAAAATTCTACTATCAAAGTTGGTAAAAACACAGTAACCAATACTACTTCACTACTCACAAAGATGAAGTTTATTGGTAGCTTGTCAGATCATGATATTACTATCAGTGCAGCCACTCCAACTGATAAAGCAATGTTATCACATATTCGAGTATTTGCAGTTACAGACGATGAATATGCAGAATTCGATACATTGACTGACCAGCAAATTAAAAATAAATACCCACATACTGACGCTCACGACTATTTCGAATTAGATTTTCTAGATACAGCTGGAAAAATTAATTATATAGATATGTGGGAATTAAGTGATGTTAATAAAAAGAAATTAGGTAAAGGAACTAAAATAGAAGATATTATTTATACACCTTATAAGAAATATCTAGCATTCCTTAATAAATACAAAGCTAATTTCACTCGAATGAAGGTTGAATTACTTGATAACTTCGCTAAAGTAAGCGGAGATCCAACAATTAACTTCAGACCACTTCGGGATAAAACAACGATTTTATTGCAAAAATTCAACCTACTTTTACAGAGTTTATCGTTCGGTGATGATATGAAAAAGTATCAGTGGGCTGACTTGCAACCATATTATCACCAAGTTTTATCAATCAAAGAGGAAACTGCGAAGCTTTTACCAGATTTGATTAATTTCGTTAAACTGAATTCAAATAAGATTGATTTAATTTCAAACTTAGCTAACAGTAAAATTACAGTTTATAACTTTGGTGATAAACCTGTTTACCCTACTTTTACATTTGAGTCAACGAATGGCTCAGATATATTAGTAAGAAACTTAGACACCAATCAACAAACAATCATCAGTGATAATCTTGCTGGTGAGACAATTACTATGATTGGTGCAAGCGAACAAATTTATTCTTCTCGACCAGCTCCATATTTTAAATATGACGCACATGACGATAACTTTATCAGATTAGGTATTGGAAGTAATGATTTAGAATTCGCGGGCAATTTTAAACTGACAATTAAATATCAATTTGTATTACTATAAAGAGTCACTTTTGTGGCTCTTTTATATTTGAGTTTTTTAAGAATATAAGGAGGAAACAAAATGACTTTAAATAACCATTTTGCATATACATTTGAGGAGAGACCTACCCCAAAATTATGGCTTTGTAAACCAGATGGAACTAGAATTGAAAGAATTGCAGACTTTTCAAAACTTGGTGGAACATTCAAATTCACTAATGTAAACACTTTACATTTTGATTTACCATTACAAGTATTTAGTGAAGACACTAAGCAAATCGAAAGAAATAAAGTAGTTGATTTAGTAAAAAATAAATACTTAATTGATTATAGATATAACGGATATAGAGATATCTTTGTAATTGATGATATTAAAAAATCTGCTAATGACTCTGACTTTATTACATTAAATCTAGACTCAAGAGCGTCTGAATTAAATAAGAAAGCTGCAAATGAAATTGAATTACTAGGCTCTACTATCCCTCAAATGATGAACAAAATCTTATCAATTTATGCTCCACTATGGAAACTTGGACATGTTGATGGAAAAATTATTAATGTTAAACGTGAGTTAACTGGTTCTAATACAACTGTTAACGCTCTTATTGATAATATTTGTTCTCTTTTTGACGCAGTTGCTATTTATAACAACATTAATAGAACAATCAGTTTCTATCACAAAGACAATGTTGGTACAAATCGTGGTTTAAGAGTTAGGGAAAATAGTTATTTAAAATCATTTGAAGATCAATTTGTTTCAAAGGATATCGTTACTAGATTATATCCATTTGGTCAAAGTGGTTTAACAATTCAAAGTGTTAACCCAGCTGGCTCTTCTTATATTGAAGACTTCTCTTATTTCATGTCTCCATTCAAACGTGATAATAACAGAAATGTATTACAACACAGTGATTATATGTCTGATGAATTATGTCACGCTTTGTTAGATTATCAAGAGTTTTATGCTAGTAAGAAGGATCAAGCTGGTGAATTATCTAAACAATATAGTGCAATTCTTAAAGAGCATTCACAAGAAGACTTCAGATTAAATCAATTAAGTGCTACACTTCAACGACTAAATGAGCGTGTTGAATTAGTTAAACCTAAATCAGAATATATTGACTTAGGAACAAAGGTTAAGAATTTCAAAATCACTGTACCTAAATCATCATATTATTTAATCATGATTAGAAATGATGGTAGTTTCACTAGAATTAAATTCAATAATAAACAGTATGATATTCCAAGTGGTGAATGGTTGTATATTAAACTGAAGACTGGTAAGTTCAATGACGCTACTAAGTTTGAAAAACAATTAGAATACCCTCTTGAAATATTAAGTGCAAACGCTAATCTAAGAGTTGTATACACTCGTTCTTCTGAAGGAGATTATGAAGAAGAAGATACTAAAAAAATCGAAGAAAAATATAACTTAGAAAAATATAAAACTTTAGTAAAAGATCAAGAAAAAGTAGTTGCTTCAATCGAAAGACGTTTAAAAGCTTTTGAAGATCAAAGAGCAAGTGTAATACGCTCAATGAATGCTAAGAATTTCTTATCTGAAAAACTTTATAAAGAACGTGAGTTATATGTTTTTGAGTCTGTTTGGAATGAAGAAAATCATACAGACGCTCAAGAATTATATGATGACGCTGTAAAACAAATGAAGAAACAAAAGAAAATCAATAGAACGATCACAGTTGATTTAGTTAATTTCATTCAATCACTTGATCATAAAGATGATTGGGATAAATTAAATGTTGGAGATAAAGTTATTTTCCAAAACAAAATCTTCAATACTAAAATTAAAGCTTATATCACTGAAATGCAATTAGATTTCCAAACTAATCAAGTAAAAATTACTATTAGTGATATTTTTGATTACAAAGATTTAGATATGATCATCGCTGAAAAATTAGCTCAAACTACTTCTACTTCTTCTCAAGTTGATTTCCATAAACAACAAATCAGAGAGCAAACTGGAAGAATTACAGACATGACTCGTCTTATCGAAGGTGAGTGGGACGCAAATAAAAAGCGTGTAATGGCTGGTAACGAAACAGTTGATATTGGTTCACATGGTGTTAAAGTTATTTCAAAAGATAACCCTAACGAATTTGTAATCATGGTTGGTGGCGTAATTGCTATGACTCGTGATAATGGTGAAACATTTAAAACTGGTATTACTCCAGAAGGTATCAATGCTGAAATGCTTATCGGTAAAATGATCGTTGGTGAAACTTTAACTTTTGAAAATGAGTCTGGCACAGTTAAATTCGACAAAGATGGACTGTATGTTAACTCTAAAAACTTCCATTTAGTTTCAAATGATGGTGAAGAAAACTACTTCGATAAATTAAAACGTGAAATGTCCGAAAATGCTAAGCAACAAACAGACAGAATGTTGGAAGAGTATAAAAAAGAAGTTTCACAAACTATTTCTGAAGCTACTGATGTTAGAAACATTGTTGATAATGCAGCAGATATTCTTCAAGCAGCTTTTGCTGATGGAGTAATCACAGATGTTGAAAAACGTTTGATTTCTGAAACTCTTGCTCAACTTGAAAAAGAAAATAGAGAATTCGAAGATAAAATTAACTTAGCTTTAAACCACCCTTACATCACTGAGGAAGATACTATTGAGTTAAATAATTCTATCGTTGAATATAGCTCAATGTATGAAACACTTGTTATTTCTATTAATGAAAGTGTTAGTGACAAGATGATCACACCTCAAGAGTCTGAAGAAATTAATCAAAATATTATAAACTTCAGAGAAGAGATCAAAGACATCTTATCATTAGTAGAAGAAATTATTGAACGAACTAAAAATGCTCAACTACAAGCTACTTTAGAAGAAGCAAAAGATTATACAACAAGAGTTCGTGATGATATTAAAGATGAATTAAACGACTTAAATAAATCATTTAAATCTTTAAACAGTACGGTTGAAGACTCATTAAAAGATAATATCTTTGACGCTGCTGAATTAGAAGCCATCAAAACAGTTGTATTAGTAACTAAATCAGAATATCAAGATATTACAAATAGATATTCTTCAATGTCAGTAAATACAGATTTAAAATCAGAAAGTAAATCAGATTTAACAAAAGCTTATAAAACTTTAGATAGTAGCTTTAATGATTTTGTTAAATATATTGACGAAATGACGATGGATAGAGTTGCCGATGAGACTGAGAAAGCTAATTACAAAAAGAAATATGATACATTACAAAAGAATTTATCAGATTATATGAAAAAATATGATAATTGTATTTTAGAAATATCTAAAAAGTATTCTAAAGACGAAGCTGATAAAGTATTAGGTGATTTCACAGCAATCGCAACTGAATTAAAAAATGATTTTCAAGATGTCAAAGATAATTGGGCTGAGTTTAAACAAACTACTCTTGAGTCATTTAAAGACGGTATAGTAACTGAGGCAGAAAAAGCTCGATTAAGAGTACAACTAGATATGCTTGATCGTGAAAGTATGGATATTGAAGAACGATACAAAAGCTTACTTGCTAATCAATATACTGATACTAATATTAAAAACCGTTTAGCTGCTTCACGTTCTCCTTACCTATCAGCTCATGCTAGTTTAAGGCAAACAATTGAGCAAATAATTACTGATGGACAGGTTGATGAAAGTGAAAAAACTTTAGCCAATAAGTCACTTAATACTTATAACACAACGTTAACTGCTTATTCTAAAGCAATTCAAGAGGCTTTAAATACATTATCACAAATCATCTCATCTGATGTAGCAAGTAAAAAAGTTGAAGAATTCAATGGTGTAATAACTACAATTTCTTCAGACGTTGACACAATCAAGAAACAAAGAGATGGATCAGTAATCACTTATTATTATAGTGGTGTACCTACATTATCTAATGATCCAGCTAAAAGTTGGACTACCAATGACTTAAAAGACTTACATATTAAAGATATGTACTTAGACACTAAATCTGGCTATGCATATACTTTTACTAAGTCTGGTACTAGCTATTCTTGGAAACCACTTACTGATCAAGTTATTGTTAGCTCATTGAAACAGGCAAAAAATGCACAAGACACAGCAGACAATAAGCGTAGAGTTTTTGTTACACAACCTATCCCTCCTTATGATCAAGGAGATATGTGGACTCAAGGTTCACAAGGAGATATCTATGTTTGTGGAACATCAAGAACTACTGGCTCATTCGTAAGTAGTGATTGGGTTAAAGCAAGTAAGTACACTGACGATACAGTTGCTAAACAGGCAGCAAAAGATTTAGAAAATTATAAAGTTAAAATGACTAAAGACTTCAAAGATTTAAATGATGGTGTATCTACTTTTAAAACTGAGGTAATTAAAGACTTCAAAGATGGAATTGTAACTGAAGCTGAGAAAACTAGATTACGTGTTCAATTAGATATCTTAGATAGAGAAAGTCAAGATATCGAAGAAAGATATAACAGTATCTTTAACAGTCAATACGCAGATACTCAAGTTAAGACCTCTATTTCTAACGCACGTTCTACTTATAATAATTCACTTACGAATTTAAGAAACACTATTCAAACTATCATTGAAGATGGAGAAGTAACATCTAGTGAGAAAACAACTGCTAATCAAACTTTAACTACTTATAATAATGCTTTAACTGGTTATTCAACTGCTATACAAGAGGCACTAAGCAGCATGTCAAAAGTTATTGCTCAAAAAGAAGCTACTAGTCAAGTAAATCAATTTAATGAAGTTATCAATAATATAAACACAAATATTACTGATATTCAGAAACAAGTTGATGGTGCAATTGAAACGTTCTATTACAGTGGAGTTCCAACACTTACAAATATTCCCGCTTCAGATTGGAAAACTACTAATAAACGTGAAGCTCATCTAGGTGACTTATATTTAGATACCGCTACTGGTATTGTTTACCGTTTCTTGAAAAAAGGAACAACTTCCCCTACTTATTATTGGTCTGCAATCTCTGATCAAATTATTACAGACGCATTGAATAGAGCAAAAACAGCTCAAGATACTGCCGATGGAAAAAGAAGAGTTTTCGTAAATACACCTGTTCCGCCATATGACACTGGTGATATGTGGACACAAGGAGCTAGAGGTGACATTTATGTTTGTCAGACACCTAAAGCTAAAGGTGCTATTTACTCAATAAATGACTGGGTAAAAGCTAGTAAGTATACAGATGATACAGTGGCAAATAGTGCTGTTCAACAATTAAACGAATACAAACGCACTAATAATCTTGATATCGCAGACTTAAAGAGAAAAACTAGCGACTTTGAGAAAACAGTAGTAAATGCTTTTGACGATAGAGTTATTAGTATTTCTGAGTCCTCAGCTATTAAAGGACAACTTGCTCTACTTAATCATGAAAAAGATAGACTAGCTAGACAGTATGAAAATATAATTGGAAACTCTAATCTTGTTGGAGCAGAAAAAACCAAACTATCTACTACATATTCAAATATGAATACTAAGCTTAGTGATTTAAGTACCACTATTAATAGTGCAATTGTTGATAATAAAATTGTTGACGCTGAAAGTAAGTCTGTAACTTCAAAACTTGAATTATATAAAACTTCAGTTAATGAATATCAACTTGCTTTTGATAACGCTCTAAATTCAATTATTAGAGAAATCGCTTCTTCCCAAGCTAAAGATAGATTAGATGAATGGAAACGTACAGAATTTAGTACAGACTCAGACGGTATTATTGAAAGAGTAGCTGGTGCTAAGTTTGACTCAAAATGGACTGATACTTGGAGAAGTACAGTTAACCCAGCTATTTCAAAAGTTCAAAGTTCATTAAATGATACTAATAATAAAATAAGTAATCTAAAAACTGGTGGAGTTAACTTACTTCAATCATATCGTGAAGAAACAAAGGCTGTTATTGATCCAAGTATTACTAGCACTAAAAAAGCTTCATTTGATAAATTGTGGGCTACTCCTTTATATAAACCTGATTATTTTAGAACATACTTACAGCCTAATACTGAGTATACTATTTCATATGAAATTCAAATCGACAACTTTAATGGAGCAAAAACATTAACAGGTCGATCTTTTGGTATGCTATTATACGATTATACTGACACTAAGGTTTTATCTAATTTCTCAGTTGAGACTCTACCAGAGACAGTCGATCCCAAATTAGTTGGTAAGAAATTTAAAGCTACTAAAACTTTTACTACACCTTCTAGCTTCAAAAACAACTTAAACTTTTTAGCTTATGCTGGTTATTATCTAGCTAATGACGGAAGTCGTATTTATCCTTCAGTAACAATTTCTAATTTAAAACTAGAAACTGGTAATATCGTTAGTGACTGGACACCCGCCCCAGAAGACACTTCTACTACTTTACAAGATTACAATACTCGTATTTCTTCAGCAGAAACTTTTATCGAAAAGAATAAAGATAAGATTTCTCAAATTGCTACTAAAACTGATGTTGACACTTTGCTTAGCAAAGTAGCTACTTATGAAACTCAATATAGTGTTTCTAGTGGAAATAACTATCAAGTCCCTCTTCAAGAATATAATGGCTCATTCTTTACTGATAACTATACTTATGAAGTTGTTGCTAAGAACAATTCTTTAAGTTCTAACAATGTAGCAACTGCTATATTCGTAAGTAAAGGCTCAAACAATGGTTATGAATTAGTTGAATTAGACAATATGTCTAAAACTGGTGCTAACCCTAAATTTGTTTTGGATAGTAAGGGTAGACCTTCTATTTCTACTTTCTCTCCTCAATCTGCTACTCAAGATATTTCAGTTATTTACACTAAATATTTAGGTAGTGCTTCAACAATCAACACAACTAAATCATTGATTGAGCAAACTGCTAGTTCTATTGAATTACAAGTTAAGAAACTTACTGCTGAGACTGAATACAACAACATATTATTAAATTCAGACTTCTCTTCTGGCTGGGAAGGTTGGATAAATGTTGATCCTCAGTATAGTATTGTTGATAAAAATACTTTTGGTATCACTCTTCCTGACGCAATCACTAATAAAAATAAGAAATATAATACAGTTAAAATGACATACAATAAAAATACAAATTACCCTTCTGTATTTTCTAATTTTATTTCTGTTGGAAAAGGTCAAGAGGTAGCTATTGGTGAACATTTAACACTAACTTGTTATGCCTATATCCCTTCTTCATCTAAAGGTAAATTAACTGGTAACATATATATTGAATTCGCTGGTTACTATGAAAAAGACCAAAAATCAAACCCAATGATTGCTAGACATGAAATATTACCTAAAGATTTTGAATATAATAAATGGTTCAGAATGACAGCTAGTACTGCTATTCCTTCTACTAACTCTGAGGGTAAAAAAATCAATTATATTAGAGCTTGTTTACGTTATGACGGTAAAAATCAAAGCGTAAATAATAGTGCTATATTCTATTATGCGTTACCTCAATTAGAGCGTGGATCAAAACCAACCGAGTGGTCGTTATCAAGACTTGACGTATTTAGCACTGAACAATTGGCAGCTAAGATTGCCTTAAACCCAGAGAGTGTGGATATTATCGCAAGAAATATTGATTTCAATACTGACTCAATGAAGATTTATAATTCTAACGGTACATTAAACATTTCTGGAGATACTTTAACAATTAGTAACAACAATAGTTCTAATGAAGTAATTATAAATCCAAAAGGTTTTACACTTAAAAAAGATGGTGTAGTTAAGTTTAAAAATGGACTAGACACAAGCGATTATAGTGTCCAAGCTTATGAACCACAGTTTAGTTCATGGAATAATATTAAAGCTACTGATCCCGCTGCTAAGAGTAAGTATAATTACATTCGACATATTGAGCCGGGGATGAATGGTTATTACACTATAAATACTGGTGTTTACAATTTTGCAGTACAACACAAACAACTATTAGAGGTAAATAATACAAAAAATGCGAGAGTTAACAGGTATACATATCTTTACAACAAAAGGTATTTAAAAATACAAATGTCTGCTTCTTCTCAAGGTAAAAGTAAGCTTTATATAATATTCAAGACAAAAACTGGAGATACTACTCTTCATCAAGAAATAGTTAGTTCTACATCATTGGTATACCCAGATATAACAATTGACTTACAGGCTAAATTAGGTTATCCGCCTAACAATTTGCCAGACTTTTTTGAATTACAAGCTGGTATTGCCTATGGAGAAAATAATTCTATTGATGGTTTCTTTAGAATTAGACGTATGGCAATGACAGATACACCAAATGCGGAGGTTTAAAAATGGAAATCATAAAAACTTATGACTCACTCATTAATTTAGAAAATGGAGATTATTATACGGATCGCTATGTATTAGCTGTTCCATACACTTCTATTGATGAGGATGGAAAGATATCCGGTGATTACTCTTTTGGCTCAACCTTTCACACGGTTGTTCCTTGTGCTACTTTAATTATTGACGAAAATACGCATAATCAACTAGAAAGTTTAAGACTTAAAATTATTGATGGCGTATATAAATTAGTAGCACCAGACGGTTATAAATTCATAACTATTGAAGATAATGAAAGCGAAGAAGACCGTGAAATTCGTGAATTAGAAGAAATGTTAGCAAAATTAAAATCGAAAAAAAGGAGTTTAAATAATAATGAATGAAAATGATTTAAATATACAAATACAAAGATTACAAGCACAAAATGAGAAGTTATCAACTGTTGTTGGAAATCAAGCAAATTATATTGCTGAGCTTGAAGTGACGAATGAAATGTTGTTATCTCAAATTCAAAATAATGATGAACAAGAAGCTCAAGGTTAATACCTTGAGTTTTCTTATGTAGAATACAAGGAGTGTTTTAATTGTCATATTTTAATAATGTCTATACGTTAAAATTAGATATCAAGCAACAAAACCCTAACCCAGTAATTCGTATTGTTCAATATGACTCAGCTGTTTTTAAAATAGAGTTATATGATAATGGACGAAAAATAGATATCAAAGATGGCGAGAGATTTACAGTTAGTGTAGAACATGAGGCTACTGGTGAAACTCATTCTGGTATCGCTAAATACGATGGTGAACAATTTGTTGTTTATGATTTAAGAAAAGCTGATATGAAAAATATTGGTACATATAGAGCAAGATTTGCCTCTTATAAAGATAGAAACCGTGTTTCTTCACTAATGTTCAGATATGAAGTTTATGAAGATTATGAAACTGTTGGAGACGCTAGTGAATTAACTATGCTCCAAGAACTATTCCAAGAAGTTGAAGAAGTTGGAAGAGTTACACAACGTCAAGGTGAATATGCTGAGGATCGTGGAGATTATGCTAATGCAGCTGGTGACTATGCAAACCGTGCTGGAGACTCTCAGATTATGAATTGGCTACCTTACGTTAAGACCTTAGCTGAAAGAAATAAACTATATCCAAACCCGGAAAACGGCGATACTGTTTATGTTATTGATGAAAATAAAGTATTCAGGTATGACGGAATTGACGCATTAGACTGGGAAGCAATTTCTGGATATGACACTTCAGTTATTCAAGACATTTATAATACTAAAGAAGATAAAACAGTTGTTGCTAAATTAAGAGAAGATTTAAATTCATTAACTATTGGTGCTAGAAACTTACTCACAGGTACAGATTTCGAAAAACCTATGAATTTAAAATATACCTCACCTACCTTTACTTTCACTCAAAATAAATCAGACTCATCTATGACATTAGCCCCTACTGATAAATACGTTTCAACTTCTGCTGTATACTTTGATTTAGAAAAAGAAGCTCTCGAAAATAATTTCTTTACCCTTTCATTTAACGTAAAAGTATTAAGTGGTAGTGCTACACTCAAGTTTAAAGTTGGTGACGCTGCTTATTCTGAGCCTGTTACTGTAAAAGCTTCATCTAATTACCAACGTGTAGTATTAACTGCTTCAACTCAAGATTTAAAAACGAATAAAACTAACCTTTTATTGCAAACTACAAGTGCTATTGCCATTGAAAAAGAAAGCTTTAAAGCAGAAATCGGTAATAGAGCAACTACTTGGACACCTTCTTATCTAGATGTAAAAACAAAACTGGATGACTATGGTACTAGAATTAAAGGTTTAGAAGTTGAAATGAACACAAACGTAGTTAAGAAATCGGTCTATGAAGCTGATAAATCTAAAAATGAAGAGAAGCTCAGTAAGATTATACAAGACGCTAATAGTTTAACATCTATCGTTTCTAAGAAAGTTGATAAAGGTCAAGTTAAATCTATGATCAACCAAACTGCTGAACGTATCAAAATTAAAGCAAGTAATATTGATTTTGATGGAGTAGTTGTATTCAAAAACAGAAACAATAAGATTGATCCTAACGCTTTTGTAAGAATTAACGGTGGAGAATTAACTGCTAAAGGTTACTACCGAAGAGTATGGCGTGATGGTAAAGCTCGTAACCGTGTTCAAGTTGTTCAACTTACAGACGGAATGCTAAGAATTTCCGATCCAAAAGGTGACTTAGTTGACTCAACAAAAGATAGAGACTATCGCTATGATATTGATGTTAATGGTAAGAGAGTTTATAGTACAGTTCGTTCTCTTTACTATTCTTCAGATGGTGTCTCTACTTACCGTGACGGTTCTGGTAAAGCATTTAATAAAGAAGGTAAAGTAGTTTCTTCTGGTACTATCGAATTCTTCTCACATGAATATTCTAGAAGTCGTGGTTTAACATTATATTCTGCTGGTGGTGCAATTGGTTTACAAGCAGCTAACAATGCTATTCATATTGACGCAGCGGCTACTTTATATAATCGTTCAAGACAAGCTAATGTAATCATTCGACCTCATGAGAACGTTCGTAAAGGTATCAACGACTTCAAATTTGGTATTAGTGCTGATAATACAGGTAGACTTGTTTATGGTGATGAAAGTAAACGTTTAGGTGTAGGACTTAGATTTTCTAAATCATCTAAAAACAAAGTAATTACAGGTATTGACTCAACTGGACGTGCTAGTTCAGATGTACGTTTGGAAATTGGTGAAGTAAGAGCTAACAAAATTTTATCAAGAGATGGTAAGGAAACAGTTTACTTCAACAATGCTGGTAGTGGTAACTTAACTCAATCAGCTACTTTACGTGCTGGCGGTATCAAAACTAATGCAACTAACTTCTATGTTGGTGTACGTGGTGAACTACGTGTTACTAATACTAGAGGTGCTAACTTTGGTAAAGGTATTGGTTACATGCCTGTAAGAGCAAGTAAATTTAACTCTGTATCTAGTAGAAAATATAAAACAAATATTAAAGATTTAGAAATTAATTCTTTAGATGTTTTGAATTCTACTGATATTAAACAATACAATCTTAAATCTGATTTAAATGACGGTATCGACAAAGTTAAATATGGTGTGATCCTTGAAGACTCTCATGACGCTTTAAAAGAAGGAGACGCAATTGACGTTTATACTATGACTTCTATCCTTTGGGATGTTGTTAAAAAGCAACAAAAAGAAATCGAGCAATTGAAAAAATAATCTCTAAGGTGGCTATTTATTAGTCACCTATCTTCTTTATAAGGTGGTGATAACCATTAGAAAGCTAAATGAGTTAAGAGAACTGTTCAAGAAAAACTTGTTACAGTTAAATATAGCCACAATTGGTTTTGATGTATTAATCATAAGTACAAGTATAATTGGTATGATCAAATCAATAGAATGGATCAATAAGAACACTAGTGAATTAAAAAATGCTTCTATATTCTACTATAATATCTCTGAAGTTGTTGATATACAGATAATGGGATGGTTGCTTTTAGTATCATGTTTCTTATTATTAATTTCAGTATTCATTAGAACACCAAATGAATTCAGACTTATGATTTTAGGTGGCTTGGTATCAGGCTTAGTTTATTTTGCATTTGGCATTCTTGCAGTGGATAACGCTTCTTTATACGCAACATATTACAACAATCTTATCAATGGATGGGTTCAAATAATAATAGCAGGAATGGGTGCAATTGGCATATGGAAAACGAAAGTATAATCGAGGTGCAATTATCTGGTATTAAGGAAGATGTAACAAAACTACAAGAAGATCATGACAAAACAAAAGAGCGTCAAGATAAACTTGACACTAAAATTGAAAAAACTTTAGATAGAATGCAAAAGTATCAAGATATGAACAATGAAAAGTTTTTACAATTAAGTATAAACAATGCTCAAATGTTAGAGATGACTAAAAATGTAGAAAAGAATACTGAAAGAACTGCGGATATCATGGAGAGAATGGTTGAAGACGATAAAGAAACAAAGGCTTCAATTGATAAAAAGTTTGCAGAAGTCGATGACGATATTAGTGACTTGAAATCAGAAATTCATACTAAAATCAATTCTATTGAGACTACTAGTATTAGTGAAGATGGAGAGTCGAGAATATCTGGTAAGACTTGGGGGACAATTTTGATTGCCCTTTTTGCACTTATGGAAACAATGATTAAGGTAGTAGCTCCCCTACTAGCTCCGTTAATCACAAAATAAATTTAAAGGAGATAAGATATAATGATTAAACTTGATAAAGGATCACTTGTTAGAGGTGTTTTAGGTTTGCTTGCTTTCGTAAACGTAGCTTTAGAATTGTCTGGTCATAACCCTATTCCTATTGATGAAGGTGCAATTAATACATTTATTACTCTAGCCTTCTTAGGTGCCACAACTATTCTTGGCTATTATAAGAACTTCAATGTAACTCAAGAGGCACATATTGCTCAAGCTAACTTAAATGCTTTGAAACAACAAAAGAAATACGCACAAAACACAGGCGGAGTAATCTCAGCAGCTATGGCTGATGAAGATAGTCTTCCTAACAAACATTTAGATCAAACTATTTAATCTAAGCCGAGTTATCTATTAACTCGGTTTTAATTAATAAGGAGTGCAATAATGAGAAGAAATTTAATTAATAATTATCGTTTCTTAGATTTCCCACAAGAGACTTCTATTGAAATTAAGCAAGGTGACTTTACTCCTATCACTGTTAAATTAGACTCTACTGAGACGATTAAAGATGATGGTAAAGACGCAAAAGTTATCTTAATCAACACTGACAATGAGAAAGTTTTTGAAACTAGCGTACCAGCAAAAAATAGAATTATCGAGTTTGCTATTAATAAGAACTTACCTAAGGGAAGATACTTTTTAGAGATTGTCTATAATCAAATGAAGTTCCCTTCTAGAGATTATAAAACTATCATCATTAATGGTTCAGCTTCACTAGGTAGTTTAAAAGAAATTAACATTATTAGTGAGGATGACGTTAAAAATAGATTTATCTCTGAAGCTAAAAAAGAATTATCAGCAGATATTGATCAACTAGTTAGTGAAAAACTTAATAAGTACGTCACTGAAAATCAAGAAGATTTAAAAGGTCAATCTATATCTATTGCTAGTCATGAATTCGATAAGAATGGTAATTTAAATATAACTTTTAGCGATGAAACTTCTATTCAAATACCTAAAGGTCAAGATGGTCGTAACGGTGAAAATGGTAGAGATGGTTTGAACGGAAGAGATGGTCAATCTACAACTACTATTACCGAGCGTGGAACAAGCGATAATCGTAACGGTGTGTTTATTCGTACTTACAAGGTTGATCATGAAGGTATTAAACAAGATTTAATAAGTGAAACTTTTGTTTCTGATGGAAGAGATGGAAGCAACGGTCAAGACGGTAAACAAGGTAAAAATGGTAATGACGGTCAAGATGGTCATTCTGTCAATGTTGATCATGTTGAATATGATGAAGATGATAATACAGTTATACATTTCACAGATGGAAAATCTGCAATTATCAAAAAAGGTATTCAAGGTGAACGAGGTGAAGATGGTCTCAATGGTAACGATGGTATATCAGTGAGCATTAAGAATATTGAAACAGACAACTCTGGAAACAAAGTTGTAAACTTCACTGATGGAAACTCAGTAACAATACCTAAAGGTGAACGTGGACTTGATGGCAAAGATGGCACTAACGGAAAATCATTCACATATTCTGACTTTACTCAAGAACAATTAGAAAGTTTAAAAGGTAAAGACGGAAATGATGGTAAGCAAGGTGCTGACGGTAAATCAATTACTATTGAAGAAACTACAACTAATAATCAAGGTGATAAAGAAGTACGCTTCTCTGATGGTACTACTCTAGTTATTCCAAAAGGACAAAATGGACAAGATGGAAAACAAGGAGAAGCCGGTAAGAATGGTGAGAATGGAACTGATGGCCAAGACGGAAAATCAGTAACAGTTACTTCTGAACGTGGAAAAGATGATGAAGGAAACAGTGGAATAAAATTCACATTTTATCATGAAATTGATGGTGAAAAAACACAGGTAATAACGTCTTCTTTCATACGTGATGGAAAAGATGGTAAAGATGGTAAATCTTTTTCTTTTAGTGATTTAACTGAAGAAGATTTTAAAAAGATTTTAGATTACGGAATTAAAAATAATTACTTTAACTCTAAAAGTGAAACTGATTTTTTAATCAGTAATAACCCACCTTTAGATAAAAATAAAATTTGGATAGATACAGGAGTCGATGAATAATGAACGCAATACCTAAAATTTATGATGAAGAAAAAAACGAATGGGTTGAATTAGTAACTAAACCTATTGCTGAAGAAGTTGTAAGAATTATGGAAGACAATTTCATGAAAAATAAAGGTCAAATTAAGTTATTAAAATTACCATATGGAAAATATTATAAAGAACAAGATGTATATGAATATACATATTATATGTTCTATAATTCTAAAGTATCACAAAAAGTTGTTGATGAAGCATATGGAACACTAAAAGGATCAGTTCAATATGTATATGACTCGCTACCAGAAAAAAGAGAATTGACATACAATGATTTAAAACAAGAATATTCTTTCCGTGCTTTTGAAAAGGCTATATTAGGGTTTAATGTGCTTTATCAAGATGAATTTGGTAGTACAGCAGTTGTTCATAGTAAAGATGTTAGTGAATTAGAATTGTATAATGTGATAGGTTCTTATAACTTCACAGTATCTTATATCTTCAATGATAACCCGATAGAAAAAAATCAATTCGTACACAAGGCATATTAATTAAATATAAGTTACATACCCAAACAACTAAATCTAAATAAAATTACAATTTTATCTTATATTATAACACAAGAAATAACATATAAGAACCTTAAAGAACTAGTTAACGCTAGTTCTTTTTTTTATTACATAAATTTAACTAAGGAGTGTTGTTCTTTGAAAACTCAAAAACAAGTCGCTGAAAGATTGCGTGCTTACGTTAACGGTACTGTTGATAGTCCATATCGAGTTAGAACTTGGACTCATTATGATGATGATTTTGGAACAATGGAACCGGGTTGTATTGATGTTGATCGTAGCTTCCATGCTCAATGTATGGATCTCGTAGTTGACTATTGTTTATGGATATCTGATAATCAATTCAGAATTCGTGGTAATGCAAAACAAGCTATCGACAACCCTCTTCCAAAAGGCTGGAAAATTATTCGTAATGAAAGAGCCACAGTGCCGAAACAGGGCTGGATAGGTGTTAATACAAGCACATATTATGGTCATATTTGGCTCGTTGATAAAGGTGCTACTCAAATGACTATGCCTGTTATTGAGCAAAACTGGAATTCGTTAGCGAACTTAAAACCAAAACGTAGACTTGATTACTACTATGGTTGTACTCACTTTATCGTTCCGCCAATTAGTTCAAATAATGCTATTGTGAGAGCTGCTAAGAACGTTTTACCTAGTCCTAAACCTATGAAAGTATTACTTGTAGCTGGACATGGTAAAGGTGCTTATTCAAACGATCCTGGTACAGTAAATACTGAATTAGATATTTGTGAAAGAGACTTTGTTAGACAAAAAATCGTTCCTAATGTTGCTAAGTATCTTAGACAAGCAGAAGTTAATGTACAATTGTATGGTGGTTCTACTATGAACCAAGACATGTATCAAGACACTAAATATGGTGTTAATCTTGGAGATACTAAGAGATATGGAATGTACTGGGCTGCTCGACAAGGTTTCGATCAAATTGTCGAATTCCATTTGGACTCAGCTGGCTCACAAGCTTCTGGTGGCCATGTAATTATTGATAATAACGTATATCAAGATAAGATTGATGAAAGACTTCATAAGGTTATTGATAAATACGTTGGTACAATTCGAGGTATAGACAAGCGTGATAACTTATTGAATGCTAACGTATCTGCCGACCTAAACCAAAATTATAGATTAGTTGAATTAGGTTTCATTACTAATAAAACTGATGTAAGAAATATCGAGAGACATCTTGAAGACTTCACTAAAGAAATGGCTGAAGCTATTGTTGGTAATGTTATCGGTAATAACTTAGGTTCTCAAGATATAAAGCCTTCTACTAAAAAAGGTAGTAAATCTAAACCTTCTAAGAAAAAACCTAAACCTCAACAAATTGAGTGGAAGTGGTCTGGCACTTTCTACCCTAATACATTGATCAAAGTTAGAAGAAACTGGGGGCTTAACGGTGAAGAAGTTCCTAGAAAATTCTGGCTTAATGGAGAAAAAGACTGGGTATATATCCATTCAGTTATCAAAGACACTAAGAATAAATTATGGTGGGCTAAGATGACTTATCCTCAAAACAAGGAAATTAAATACTTCTATTGTGCTTTAGGTAAAATCACTGATAAAGAAGCCAAAATTAAAAAAGAAAAAGAATTATATGGTAAAATTAAATGGAAATAATCATTTAAGATTATTATAATTTATCCCCTCTGACTATTTAAAATAGTTGGAGGGGAATTTTTTTTGTCTAAATTTTATACTAGCTTTAAATTTAATTTTGTTTGAGCCATCAAACAATTTGTTACTATTGTGCTTGTCTGTAAATCAGTTAGTCTTATAGTGTAAGAACCTTCTTCAGTCCTTATAACGATCATTACATCTTCAATTTTTCCGTCTCGATATCTGGAATAATTAGTCCTTGTGTAGCTTTACCAATAAAATTTACGTTCATTTCCATTCAAACATTATCCTCCCGTTGTATTGTAAACGTAGTAAAAATGTGAAACTACTTGTAACTATGTAAACCCTTCTTGATACTTAGTTGATAACCCTTAACTTTTATTTAAGAGTTGGAGTAAGAATTAATAAATACATAAATAGGTAATTTAACTTAGTCTAAAGAAAAATGTTTATATAATTACTAAAAAACTTAATTGTGTTTCCCAATTATTTACACTCTTAAATGCATAATTTGAAATCGCTAAATAAATATATCACGAATATAAAAAATATAGTATAAGTAACATTTACATAAAATTTACAAAAGTAACTTATTTGTAGCAATTGTGTGTATTTTATAGAATTTTTTTATATTCCCTAAACATTTCTTTTTTAAACATTTATATTTCTT